CAAACACAGGCACAAATGGAATAAACGGAATTGAGAGATAGGTTGTTTCTTGAAGTGTGTACTTATCTACAGAGCCTGGGGTATTTGTCTTGGCGTACAGGCGGCAGCGAACACGTTGCGCTGACGTTGTTGGCTCAGGTTGATCAGAAAGCTCAGAAACTGTGTTATCTGAAAGATTTTGAATGTCGTATACGCGCACAGCGGGCACAACTTCTTCAAAAAATTCATTTTCTTCGCTTTGACGACGAATTTCAGTCTTAACTCGAAGATATGTCGGGAATGCACCAAATATATTCTGCGCCCCAATCTGTGCATTGAATACGTCATAGCGACATTCAAGCACCTGCTCCATGCGCATCAATACAAAATAAGGGCGTGGGTTGAGAAGTCGCTCCTCAGCTGCGCTCAAATCAGATGGCAGCTTGGGATATTCAACCCAAATAGCAGAAACGCCCCCGTCTAGCGCCTCGGTAAAGACCTCTTTTGCAAAGGACAGCATCGAATGCCCTTCTAGGTCAACGTCTTCAAAGAAATTTTCCCACTCACTCGGAATCTCCTCTGGCGTTGCAACCCCTTTCCTAAGTGCAGTGCCCACCGTCAAGTCACGAAGATGAGCGTAGTAGTTCTGAAAACTGCTCTGAGAGCGTGTTTTGCGTACTTCGTAGCTCTTGTCTTCTTCTAGATAGTCTTGTGGAATGTATTCCTGCGACGCTTCAGACAAATAAAACTCAGGGAGCGTGCAAAAACGAATCGGCGCAAGGCGTGAAAACTGCTCCGCCTGCTCCAAAGAGTAGGCATCGACCCCTACAACCTCCTCAAACGCCTCTTCGTACTCGGGAAAGCGGCGCTCAAATGGCAGCGTCAGGTTGTCACTCGTTGGGACAAGCGAATTGGGGACGATTGCCACTGTTTTTTACGATTGCGATACAAGCAGTGTAGCTCTTGCCTCTTCAACGCCAACGCTGACCACGATTCATTCCAATGCCAGGGCGCGGCATTGACTGCCATGTCAAGTATCTAAGTGCGTCACCAAAGTGCGAGAAATCTCTAGAGCCACCTTTCGCTGGCTTAAGTGTATTGTCGTAGCCCCAGCTTTCCATCATTTCTATTACGTCGTGACAGGTTGACGGATTGAAAACTATCTGCCCACGATGCAAGCAATTGTTTACGTGCGCAACAGTCTCAGAGATTGGCGGATTCCTACGCTCTGCGATCACTTTGCAGCCAGCTTCACGCAAAATATCGTGATCACTCATTGTCGAAGATGTACTGGCGTGAGATCCAGAGCTATCTGGATAAACAACGACCATCCCCTTTGTTAGCTGAATTGGGAAGCGACGCTTGATGTGCTCAGCGAGCGCAAAAGTATCGCGACACAAAAACTCTTCAAATACATGAAGCTGTTGCCCTTGTGCAGTATTGCGCATTACTGCATAAATACTAGAACTCTTGCCAACGTTAAAGTCGCACCCAATAAGAACTGGTTCATTCGCTTCGGCATGAAAGACGCTCGTTACGTGCTTCTCACGTAAGTATTCAGAGAAGACAGTTGCTGTTTCAAGATTGACAAACATCCCTCGGATGTATGCGTCAGCAAGATGAGGCGGATAGTTAGCAAGTAGGTCTTTGACGTAGTTTTCATCAAGATATGGGTTCTGTCTTGTGTCTGCACGATAAATTGCTTTGTCGTCTGTTTTATTTTTCTCAAAAAAGTTCCAAACAAACTTGCGCCCCTCAGGAGTGGAGGCAAAGCAGATCTGAGGGCACTTGCCAACGCGGACACGACCCTGCAGTTTCACCAGCGCGGCCTCAGCGATCTCCTGCTTCACGGTGTCCGCTTCGTCAATCACGAGCGACGCAGCGTTGATACCCACAAGGCGCTCGACGTTCATGAGCGGGCGCAAGAGAATCGTTGTGTCGCCCTTAGGTAAATGTAAAGTAAAGCTGGGCTGAGGGGATATGCGCATGGTGTTAGGAATGTCATACTTGTCAAGCAACTTTGTCCAAGTTGGTATTGCAATATCATTCAGCATCACATAAGTTGGTTCAAGATAGATGTGATATTCGCCCTGACTACGAAACGCTAAAAGTATTGCTTTTGCTACCGAACTGTACGACTTGCCACTACCAAGACCACCCACATAAAGAAGATAGCGCTGATCCCAATTACAAACGAAGTCACGTTGATGCGGGAGTAGATCTGCAAGTATCTTAGCTTCTATTAGATCTACGTCTAGTTTTGAATTTGTACGAGCACGCAGTTTTTTGAGAGCTGCGCCGGACTCGAATAGCCCGAGCGATTGAAGAGCTGCTTTATCTGCGTAACGACTGCTGCGCGCTCTTGCTGGCATGTTTCTTTTTCGATATGCGAAACATAGCAGAGCTATCAATCTGTTGCTTCTTTCAGCTCTTGCTGCATGTAGTCAAGAAGAGCGCGATCTGCAGGGGTGAACTGCGATTGAGGCTTGAGCTGCAGTTCTAGAATTCGCAATTTAAGTTGACGTGCGTAAAGATCATTGATCTTTGTTTGCACTTCTGCAGATTTTGCATAGCGTGTTTCGATTGTCACGACACTAGTGACAAGAGTAACTAGCAATGCAATTGCTGCTGCAGTAATTTCAAGATGACGTGTGTTCATTTTTCTTTCTTGTATTTGCCCCCACGTCTCTTGTATTCCTGCGCCAACCAATAATTTGCGTAGCGACTTGGGTAGACTTTGAATTTACGCTTAGCTGCGGCTTTGACGCGAGCGTAGAGAGCTTTATCAACGGGGACATTCTTCGACATCCTGCGTCTCGTCACGCACTTCGACTAGAGCATAGCTCTTCATTTCTGTTTCAAGCGCTTGCGTAATTGCATTGACTTGAGTGAGAGAAGGGTAAAACTCAACGCGGCAAACAACAATAGAGTCAACATCAAAATCAAGTTCAATACGTTTGACAAATTTGAGATCAAGCTTGAGCGCTTCTAAAATTGCAGGGGCAACATGCGTAGACGAAACGATTTCTTCAGTCATTCTTCGATGAAAACAAAACTATCGGGCACAAGATCAGCATCTGTCAAGTCGCTGAAAGGTTTTTGAGCAATTGCGTCTGGAATAAAGTAAAGCATCATATTGTCGTCTTTAAAAGTAACGATAATATGCTCAACGTCATTGATTTTTTGAGTCATGCGTAGCAGTAATCGACAATTCGTTTTATTTCTAGACAAATAACATATGCGATTAAAGTCGTCAGGGCGCAAATGCTCTTGTAAAAATGCGACTAAATCATGTTTTGAGATTTTATCCGTCATGTCACGCACTCGTTAGCAGCACTTGATGGAATATTACGGTGTCTAGGGGCTAGCGACAGCTCAACAAATCTTTTGAATTGTTGTAAATCACGAATATCTTTCAAAATTAAATTGATTGCAGTGTTTAGTTCTTGATTTTCTTGCTTTAGCTCAGCAACAAGTGCTTCTAGCTCTGTAATTCGCTCTTTTTTGGTTGACATGCGATGAAGAAAAGCACATTGATGATAGCGCTATGTGCGCAATGTGTCAACTCTGTTTATTTTATAGCTAACTTGCTGCTTTGTAATACATCAATTCCTTACTGTGCGTGTTTGCGCCCTCAGTTCTTCTTGATGTAACTGAGTTTCTAAAGAATGTAAACGGTAGATAGCTCGGCACTGCGTTTGTTTTTGGGCAAACTGCTTCACAGACAATCACTTGCCCTTTCAATTTGCATACAGCGTTAGATAGTCGCTCATAGTCAAACTCTGTTTTCATCTTGTATTTGTAATTAAACATATAAACGGGGTCGATAAACCAAGTGATCTCTGAGTCATCCCTGAGCGACGACTCAAGCAGCTCAAAGCCGTCTGGGTGCAACTCCCAGTGCTTCACGCAGCGCACGTCCGTAGAGACCCTTCTACGCGTGTTCTCGGTCCACTGACCGGGCATATTCCCCCAGGGCGAAATCGTCCAGCAATCACCCACGTTGTTCGTTCTCTGCCAGTTCTTCAAAAGCAATTGCTGCCCCTTGGACATTGGGATCATGCGAATGTCGAGCCCAACAGGAATGTCAGTCGGAATCTCAGACACGGACTCCTGAGTCGCATCTTCTATTAGCCACGCCCAAAGCGCAGAAATATGTGCATCTGTCTCTGCAAGCTTTACATCACAATGGCTGAAGCGAAGGCCGTAACCTGCACCCCCTCCGAAGGGTTCAATGATCTTTGAGGCGTGCGGAGATGGGTAGTATCTAGAGTTCTGCCACTTTGATCCAAACCACTTAAACAACGGCCCTGAACAGCTATAGCGTCTTTCTTGAGATGACATGCGACAAAGAAAACTAAATTAAGATTAGCATTGCGGTGGAATATGTCAACTCTGCTTATTTTGTAAGTATTCAACTGAAATACGTTTCTAAAAAATTTGCTACGGGCGTTTTGTGAAAAGATGACGGGGGTGTTATTTTGTTTTTGCTACTGGAATAGGGAAAAAAATTCGGGGTGGGTAGTTATTTTGTAAAAGCCTGCTGGAATAGGGAAAAATAATCTGGAGGGAGGGGTAATAGTGCCCTGCCTGCTGGCGAGGGCTGCCCCCGGTGGGGTCTGGTGTGGTGGCCAGACCCTAGGGGTTAGGTGTCAGTCGGCGGATTCCTGCGCGATGAGATCAGAGAAGGCCTGTAGGTGCGCTTGCCACAGCTGCGCCCATACGTTGGCGGCTGGCATCTCTCCTGGCAGTTCACAGTGCAGCCATCCGGCATCGTTTGCCGGACGTGTGACGGTGCAATGGGTCACGTAAGCGAGGCGGTTTGCTAGCACCGCTGGTGAGTCGATCTCAACCTGAAGCTGTGCTGCCACTGCGGCAACTTCCGGGATCCAAATTTTGCCGTTACTGCGGCTGAGTGTTGAGCACAAGCCACACCAAAACTGGGTAGTTCGCTGGCGTTCGGGGCTGAGATCGGCAAAGGTGCTGACGGTGACGCGCGGGCCGGGTTTGGCGTCAGCTTTGCCCCGTTTGCTAGGGGCTGACTGAGAGGGCTTGGCTGATGAGAGACGGCCTTCCCAGCCCATACGGGCAAGGGCGGCCTTGTCTCGTGCGGTGAGGGGCTGCGCGAGGGTCTCGCGTTGCGTGGCTGCGGTACGGCGGCTGGCGTTGGTCTGGGGCTGTGCTGCGGCCATAGCCTGCAGGGCTGCGGCCAGTAGGGAGGTGGGATCGTTTGCGGGTTGGGGGGCGGCGGCGGTCTTGGTGGTGCGGGTCATTGATCTGTGGTTGTGAGTGAACGGCGAGGCCTGCGGCGTCGCTTGCTTTTGATTGTACGGGATGCTGCGGCGTTTTTGTAGGTTCCGACTGATCAGAGTATTTTATACGTATACTTTGACATTTAACTAACTATAAAATATAAACTAACGATTGCACAACATAAAATAGTAATTTGCAAAATATCACAAACATCAAAAATCTGTAAAGTATAAAATAGCAATTGCTAAATAATAAATAGCATTTACAAATTAATTTTTTGCATTTAGCTAAAAATATCGTTTTTCAAATGTCGCCAGGTAAAATAACAAATAGCGATTTTGCAAATTATTTTTTCAAAAAATCTCAAAATGTAAATTAGAAAATTTTGACTACAAATTAGCCCGCAAATTTTTTCGATCACTATACGTTAGCTGCAAAAAATAAGCGATCACTATACGTTAGCTGCAAAAAATAAGCGATCACGACCAGTGCCAGGAAAAAATTTTCTTTAACGTGAGTGTCTCCGCAGATTTTGAAATTTAACCGCAGAAAAAAATCGACCTCGTGAATGCAAAATATGAATGTAAATTATGAATGCGACAAATAAATGAATGTTACGAATGAATGCTATGAATGCAATTTTCTTCTAATTGGATAATGAATGCCACTAAATGTACTTTTGCTACGAATAATTTTTACTTCCTCCCAAAGCTTAAGCTTGAATGATTTTTTCTCATTGCTTCCATTATTTATAGCATGTGGTGAAATCATAATTCCTTTATCACCTCTGTATTGCACTTTACGCATTAAATCTAAACTAATGAATACTTGAATGCTTTTTGCAATTTTACTGTATGGCTCTTGAATGTCTTCCGCAAGCTCAGCAATCGTTGTTTTTACAAAAACTCTAGTGCGA